CAGCAGGGAACTTAACCTTGCCGTCTGCACTAATCAGACCAGTAACGCCCAGCGTTGAATCAAGCGTTGCCGCTCCAGTGACATCCAGCGTTCCAGGGACATCGATATTGCTGGTGAACTCAACGCCTGATCCAGCGGCATCGGTCTGCAATAGTTGGCGTGCAGTGCCATTCGCCAGCTTGCTAACTGCAATCTCTGCACTGGCGTTGATGTCAGCATTGACGATTGCACCGTCAGCAATCATCGCGCTGGTCACGCTGCCAGTATCGCCAGACGAAATTAGAGTGCCCGTGACGTTAGGCAGTGACACGGTGCGATCAGCCGTTGGGTCAACGACCGTTAGCGTTGTCTCAAACGCATTGTCCGTTGCGCCTTCGAATGTGATGACAGCGTCTTCACCCAGCGCCACCGTTCCAGTAAATGTCGGGCTAGCTGATCTAACTTTTTCGCTGTCAAGTTCTTCAATCGCAGACTGAACGTTGGTTGCTGAGATATTGCCTGCAGCAGTAAACGCAACGTTTGACGCTTGCTGCGCAATCACCGTGCTCGAAACGTCAATTTCGGTGTAAGCCGTGCCTGTAGACAGCAAGAAGTCAGGCGGATTCAGCGCAACCGTTGGAGCGGGCGATGTGCCAGTGCCAGCGGTGCTAACAACCACGTAATAGCCCTTATTAGAGGCAGAAGCTGCAGGCAGCGCACTACCCACCACAAAGCTCAGCGCCGTACCTTCAGAAGTAACGGTCGCCATCTTGTTCGTGCTGGCGTTGTAAGTACCGGCAAGAACAATCTCACCAACACTGATGCCGATTGGCTGCCAAACGTTTCCGTCCCAAATTAGAAAGTCGCCTGAAATACTATTCAGGTGGCCTTGACCAATAAAGTCTCCTCCTGCCGGTGTGGCTTCAGCAATCGTGGTTGTTGACTTGTCGCCAAGTTTGTCTGCGGTGACTGCATCGTTCGCAAGACGGGCAGTCGGCAAAGTTCCGGTTGTGATCTTTGCTGCATCGAGATCAGGAATATCAGTGGCAGCTAGCGCTTCACTTGCCGTGACGTGACCTTGGGCGTCAAACGTAACCTTGGCAGCAGTCGCCCCAGTGACGGTGTTGGAGTGATTGATTGCGCCTGCGCCAGTAACCTCCAAGCCAGATCCAGGCTTGACGGCACCCGTAACAGACGAGGTTGCGAGCGGAATGTCACCAGCAGCGATTGCGCGACCGCTAGTGATCAGACCGTTGGCGTCATATTGAACAAGATGGTTTTCGCTTGTTTCTGCAGTGACACTGTTGTCAATGGTGAGCGTGTCACCAGACATCACTAGGCCATTGCCATTAACAATGACGCCACCCTTGGCAGAAGTGGTTGCAGTTGGAAGATCCGTTCCAATGATCGCCCTGTAGCCAACCGTTCCACCAGCACCAGTTGGGCCAGCAAGGAACTGCGCAGCGGCAGAGGTGTCATCTAGCGTTGCGCTGATCGTTACTGTGCTGCCGCTTTTTGTGGCAACAATGTTGACCTCACCAGTAGTGCTGCCGTTTACGACATTGATTGAGCCGGAAGCTACTGGCGACAGCCACGCAGATCCGTTCCAGACCACAATCGAGTTGTCATCAGTGTCAAGCGCAATCTGACCGATAAAGTCACCTGACCCAGGCAACGTCGAAACCAGCGTCACGCTGGAGTTGTCGGCCAATTTGGCTGCCGTCACAGCTGAATTATTGATCTTCGCAGTTTCGACCGCAGACGCCGCTAGCTGTGCTGTGTCAATCGCCCCAGCAGAAAACAGGATCTTGGCACTTGGAATCGTTGCGTCAGAGATCAGCGTTGTGCCGTTTGCGATCAGATCGCTGACCGTCAGCTTTTTAGTTTCACTTGCGCTGTCGTCAACAACAGCAACCACGTCTGCTGCAACGAGATCAGCCCCAGCCAGGCTGTTAAGGGCACTGATCTTAAGGTCAGCCATGAAACCCTACGCATGAACCACGATGGGCTCATCATAGAGCCGCAATTAGACCTGTTCCAGCAGCACAGCGTCTGTTGTGCCCTGCTCAAGCAAGATCTCGTCAGTATTCTCCTGCAACAACTTGTTGACCACAGCAAGGTCCATCCTCAGCTGAATCGCTCCAGTACTAATGAAGTCTGCCTGTATCTGCACGGTTTCACCAGGACTGAACGAAACGGCACAGCTGGTCAGTACGCCGGTGAACTCATAAAAGATTGCATCATCTGCTGTATTCGCAGAACCACTTGGGTTGCCACCTGTCGTCTTAATGTAAAAACGAGCCTTGAAACGACTGCCTACTCTTGTCCGTAAAGACAGCTCAACAAGATAGTTAGGCAGCTCCTTATCTAAATCTCCGGTGTATTCCCAGAAGCAGGACATCCGGCCAGAGCCAGACATTAACGTGCTGATCCTGCTGCGAAACTCTTCAGAAAGCGTGGTCGTGTCAACCGTCTCACGCTCAGTGTTCAATTCAAACGCATTTACCTGGGCAAGAACTCTGTATTCAGAGTTTTCTACCTTGACTCGAATCGGGATATTATTTCCAGGTGTTGCTAGAGCGACTGCATTAGTCGTGCCGCCATTGATTGCATTAGCAAAACTATTGTAAAGCCTGATGCCGTCTAGCTCGTCAACGTGAACAAACTTTTTGACGCTGGTTTTGCTATAGCTGCTGATGAAATCAAGTGCTGAACCGTCAGTGCTGGTGATTTCGACCTGATCACCACTGATCAGCTGACCATGCTCGAAGTCAAAACTAAACCGCTTTTCCGTCGCATTAACATCCGACGGGTTGATAGTTGACTGCAGCTCGCTGTCACCGAACTCCCGCTCTAACTGAATTTCGCCGTAGGTGCCTAGGTAAACACTCATGAGATCGTGACCGTAGACAGTGCTCCGGTGCCCTGGAATGCAATCTCAGCTCGCACAATGTCGCCAGTTGCCGCTCCAATCGAAGCACTGGTCACATAAGCCGTCAGCTTGATGTCGTTGTTGTCCGTTCCATCAACCCAACGGAAGGTCAGCTCAACGGTGTCGGAACTGCTGACGCCTGTCGTGCCGGTCTTGTAAAGCTTGTTTAGCAGATCAGTTGTGTTGATAGCGTTGTTGTCGTCCTTGTAATACAGCAACGTCGCGCTGCCGCTATAGCCCGAGATGCCAGGCGTATAGCTGCGAATGTGTTCGCTCAAAGTCGTAGTTTCGAGCGTTTCAAGATTGGCCGACAGTGAAAAGTTCACGACCTTGGCGAGGGTCGTCCCAGCAAGCTGCATTACGCCATCTCTGCCGGAGTAAACCTTTGCCATTACGCCACCGCTCGCAATGACACTGTAACGCTGCTAATACCTGGGCGCACTGCCTGCACTTGTGGCTCAGCGTCGTAACGCCACTTCGTGCCGGATGGTGCGTCCAATGTTGATGTCGTTCCAGACCAGCCTTCAAATACGGCTGATGGCAAGGTAAAAGTGCGAAAGGTCCCGAGCTGATCGCTGTAATCGTCCAAGAACGATTCAGCATTGGCATCTGTAACGTTGGCGTAAGACAGGCTTAGCACTGCGTTGACACGCCTTGATCCATACAGGATCCGCACCTCTGCCCCAGACTGTGAGTTGTAAGTCTTGCTAGGAAAGTTCCCTGGGGTGAACTGACGGCCTGTTGGCGTCAACGACGGAAAAGCCATCACTCAAGCACCGTAAAGTTGCCCGGCGTCAAAACGTCCTTAGCCACGATGCTAACGCCAGACGCATCCGTGGGCACTTCGACTGCACTGATGGACACCAATCCATCCTCGCCTAGATCCAACGATTCAATTTGATAGACGCTGTAATCCGTGCTGCCGCTCAGCAAAGTAAACAGTGACCCGTGGTGCTGAGAATCGCTGACCGTGTTATTCGCAATGGTGATTGTCGTTTCAATCACTTGCTGTGTCGTCGGGTTATACAGCAAGGCTTCGTAATCACCGTCTTTAACGCTGGTGATGCTGACCAACGTCCCAGCATCAGTAATAGACCCGTTTGCAGTTGAGCTGTAGGTGCTTGCTTCTGTGATGACTCGAATGTAGGAGCCGGGCTGGACGCCTAAAGCATCTGGCACGGTCTGGAAGCTGACTGTTTTAGTGATGCGACGACGAGTGCTCAGCAAGAACCGCGCAGTTTTTAACGCTTGTTCCCGATTAGTGCAGAACTCACTGAGATCGAACGCCTGCTCTGTTGTTGCTCTGTCGTTGACCGGAATGTCAGCCCAGTGCAGCAACGCAGAAGCCTGATACGGCAGATCGTTCTCAACGGTTACGCGCCAAGTAACAAGGGCACGAATGTTTGAGCGTTGTGAAACGTCGATATATTGCAACTGCAATGAATCTTCGATAATGTTGCCCGCCGTAAAAATCTGATCAACCTGAATTGGCTGAAGACTGATCTCATGGTTTGAATCAAACGGCAAAGCAGGTTGCATTCCAAATCGACCGTTTTTGATCGTAAAATTGCACAACTGCAGTGAAGCGTTGTCATACAGAAAACTGCGGAAGCTTTCACTGTCCTCCAGCACGCCATCGTAAAAAATCTTGTTTGCTCTTAAAAATCTTGCAGTAGTACGCAGCGAGTCTTCATCGACAAGCTCAGAAGGCACGACGTTGCCAACGCCTTGAGTTTTACTGGTCAACAAGTAGAAGACAAGATCAGCAAATAGATTGCTTGGAGCGCTGTCACTCTCAATGAGTCTTGTTACTGGAATGCCGGTTGCGGACCACATGCGTAACTGCTCAACACCATTGATCTCACCGCTTGACTTAACAGTAAATCCAACCGTTGACATCCCGTCGTAGTTTGCTGGGCTTTCGTTTGATATGTACTCATTAACGTAAACGACCCTGTGTTCTGGGCCTGAATCATTCGACTTTGTCAGTTCTGTGTAGTGGCTGCAATCAGAAACTTGTGAGTTTTGCTCAAAGACCCGCTCACCTCGTCGGAGCTGACCACTAAATTCCGTTCCAACACTAGAAACAGCAAACTCATAGGTGACACTGCTATAAGGCTGGCGTTCTTCATTTGCTGCATACTGGCTAAACTGATTATTTACGCTTTCAGTAATGCTAAAAACCTCTCCAACTGACCAGTTACCCGTTGCCGCTACAACAGAAAAAGAAACATCAAGCCAAAGATACTCTGAGCCATTATTGGCTTCAATGTACTTTGGTCCTACGTTTACGCCTTCAGTACCTTGCCTGGATGTTGCCGTAATTTGCACAGTTACAGAACGACTGCCTACAACAACTTGCCGAGTTGCGCTTTCGGTTTGATTAGGCTGGCTTCTCGCATTGCCGAGAAAATCAGTCAGGAACGCATGTCTAAACAACCAAGGACTTCTGGTGTTTGAATAAGCGTTAATGTTCGATATTGCAGTTGGGATGGTATCTGGATTTAACGCTGCTTCCTGGTCTTCTGGATCGGTAAACAACTCAGGGTTTGTTCTAATTTCAGCAATAGATACTTCTCTGCCCTGCGTCGTAATCCGGAAAGAGCCGTAAGCCGTTTCATAATCAGCGCCTAGCGCGTTGTTTGTATAGGGCACTCCCTCATTCGAGTCAAGAATAATCACTGTGTTTTCATCAATGCTATTGATAGCAATGTCCGATCCAGTACGCGGGAAGATTTTGTACTCGTAAAAACCCCTGACCCTAGGACGAATTCGCAGATAGTTGTTTTGATCAATAGGTGCGCTACCTTGTACGCAAAAAACTTTTGGAATACGAACATACGGAGCTTGCGCTTGTCCGTATTCTTTTACCGGACGAACAAAGATCGAAAAACAAGATGATCGCTGAAAGTATTTATCCATGCGAGGTGTAGACACCTGGATGTCATCTTCGTCAAGGTTGAAAAGCTTTGTGGGCGAGGGTATAGCGTTAAAGTTGCACAACCCAGAAGCCTTATTCCAAACCTGACTTTGAATGCCAAGTTCAATCACCTCAGCGTCTCTGCGTACAGGGCGAATCGTTGCAGTGCTCAGACGACAGACGTTGTAAAAAGCAGCACCACAATGCTTGTTTGGGTTAAATGTATCTCCCTCATACCCACCTAGTGATTCTCGGACTGTCCTAATGCCAGGAATTCCGATCTCAGGAACGCCAAGAATCGCAACGCATTCAAAAGTGATAGTAACGCGTTTGGCTTCTTTTACTCTGCTTCTGACAATCCAGGTACTTGCACCAATAATCCATCGAGTGCCAATAACCAAAAGGTCTTCGGCCCTTTGCCGCCATGACTTGGCACTGTTCTCAAGGTCTTTTAAATTAACCTCGGTTCCGTCAAAATCTGCTTTTGAGCGCTGCTTATATGCCTCATCATCGTTATTGATTTCAAAAACCGCCGTGTCACCCTGTGTCACGGTGACGATAGTTTTGTTTGCGTATTCAATGCCGTTGTGGCTAATAAATCCCATATGCCGGGAGTAAGCCCGCCCCACGCCTGGCTGCCCTGCTTCTGGACCAGCGATGTGCAAAGCGTCTGCCAGTGAACCGGCAATTTTTTTGCGCTTTGCGATTATTTCACGCCTTGGCTCTTTGTTATCAGATCCCTTGGTTGTCGTGAATGGTGCGCTTATCACCTCCCAGTTGAAACGATATACAGAGCCATTGTGTATCGGTGTGCCGGTTCCAAACGCTGTATCACCACTCGGCGTATAGGCCATTGAGAAGCCTTGGCTGAATTGACCGTCATCTGTTGGTGAAGTAAACACTTCTCGGCCAATCGTGCCGGTCGCTCCAGGGCCTTCAGTCCCGTAAAGCAACGTAGAAGGACGGTTGGCGCCTTCTACAGATGACCAGTACAGAGCAAAATCCTTATTGCTGACTCCAGTCAGTGCTGCCGTCCCAAGCAAAATGCCGCCAAGGTCAGGCTCATCAACTCCGAATTCACCTGCAACGTAAACGCCTTCATAAGATTGATATGCGCCATAGGCATAAAGCCTTGACCACACCAACGCAGGAACAAGAATTAAACCGCCTGTTGGATTGCCATCCGCTCCAGTGCCGCGCTTTCCAAATGGGATTGGGATTGGCTGGTTTAACTCAGCAAGGCTGGCAACGTTGTCGAAATTGGTTGTTTGATTGAAGCGGCTAGGCCCAATCTGATCCGCAAGTTTCTTGCCTTTGACTTTGCCTGGCTGTTCTAGCGATGGCGCTTTTGGTGCCAGCAACATGCTTGCCCCTGTTAAGACAAGGCCAATCGCAAGCTGAATTAAAAAAGGCTCAACACCTGTGTTTACAACATCAGGAATACGCTCATATTCAGCTGGTCGCACGCGCTGCCGTAGCATTGCGTGACGCACGAATTCTTTGTACTCTTCTTCGCTACACCCAATCGCTTGAATCAGCGATAGTTCATACGGTAAAAGCGGCGGATTGAAAGGCTTCCCTCCGGCTTCCAATCTACTGCGGAAAGGGAATTGTTGATGTAGAGGACGCCGTTCTGCCATACAACTCCGAAGGCCATTGGCCTCACGTCCAGCAATGCTATGTCGCCATCATAACTGGGCTGTTCAACGCGGTCACAGTAACGATTCAGCTCGCCTAAGACCTGCTTAGGGCTCATGCCGTACCAAGCGCCCTGCACGCCAGGGTTATGAATCTGCAGCTGATCTAACGCGTCAAAGACGAGATGAATGCAATCGGCTTTACCGTGGCTGTATTTTCGGCCAATTAGATCGCTACACACTGACCTGAGACGTAAAAGGGATGTTCCCGACTTGTTGCCTAAATAAACGACGCCCTGGAACGTTTGCCTGCACAGCGTCAAGTACAGAATTTAGCTTGATCTGAATAGTCGTTTCATCCCAACCGCCAGCAGAGCAGGCACCAAAATACTCGTAAAGCGTCCGCTCAACGGCGTAAGTGCTGGAGTTCCAAAGCACTGTTGAGACCTTCGCTACATAGGTGTTGTCTAGCGCTTCGACGACGAAGTTACGCGTAATCTCTGTATTGCCAAACTGCAGCGTTGCATCAAGGTTGTCGCCTTGGAGCGTTGCCATCGCTCCACCGAACCCAAATGGCAAGAAAGAGTAGTCTCCAACGTTTTGACCCACCGCATAGTTCTGAAATTTGAATTGGTTGAGCTGACCAGTGCGGCCTACCTCAAGCAAATGTCCAAAAACGAATTCCATTAAATGCCAACCCTCCGGCGAACAGCAGATGAATTACGAAGTGAGCCCATAGCCCTCCGCTCACCTTCTGCAGCACCCTGTTGTGCTGCCCTTGCAAGACCAACCTGGAATTGGTCAGCAGTCACATAATCGACACTATTGATTCGCTCCACGCTATAGCGAACGTCGATTGGTGCGGCAACAGCAGCTCCTCCGCCTTCGCCGGTTGTGCCGCCATCCCCATTTTCAGGAATGACAGAGCCACCACGAGCACCGCGAGAGTAACGCGCCATGCTTTCACGCATCTTGCTTTCGGGGATAACGTATTCAGGCTCACCACCCTCGCCAACGACAGCATTGGTCGGACCAGAAACATATCCACCTTCAGCGAAGAAATCCATCGGGGTAAATCCGCCCCCAAAAAAGTTTGTATCAGTGCCTATAGAGGGTGCAGATGCGCCTGAACCAAATCCACCCATGCTGACGCCAAGCGCCTTCATGATCGTGCCGTACAAAATCATTGTCAGCTGCTGAGCAATGATCTGTGCCGCCATATCGAGGAAGTGCTCAGCTGTTGCGGCCAGCATGTCTTTAAGTGCATCCTCGGCAGACTTGCTGCCGCTAATCACGCCCTTAAAAGCATTACCAAAAGCATTTCCGATAACAGTCGCACCAGCCGCGACTTGGTTTTGAACGTTCAGCAGTTCCTCCATCTGCTGCTTCATCTGGAACATTGGATCGGCTTCGCGCATTGCTTGCGCAAGGTCTTCCTGTTGCTTGATTTGTTCGTCAAACGCCTTGGAACTCTCGTCAATACTTTTTTGCTGAAGATCAAGTTGATCTTGACGGAAATTTAAAAGGTCTGCTTCAAAACCTGCCTGCGCTTTAAGCAATGCAATTTGTTCGTTGTTCGCAGTTAAGCCTCTTTCAAGAATTTCTTGTTTTGCGATTTGAAACTCAAGGTTGATTTTTTCAAGCTCAGAAAGCTGGGTCGTGCTTCCAAACAACTCACGATTAAGATCAACCAGTTTTTGTGATGCGTCTTTTCGCTTCGTGGTTTCGTCTTCCTCAGTAGAGGGCTTAAAAGCACCTGGCGCCCTATTAACCATCTCCATAAAATTAGCTGGCAAGTTTGCAGCCTTGGCATCAAGTGTTGTTAACCCTTGCTGCAAAGTTTCAACATAAACTTCGACAAAATCTCTGCCAGTTGCTCTTGCTGCATTTCTTGCTACGGCCTGTGCCCTATTAACAAACTCTTTGCCGCCAAGCGGTTCAAACAATTCGGCCAGCGCTCCTCTCTGAGGAGTAAGTCGCCCACTTTCAAGAATTTGTCTTGCAGCATCAGGAGCAGACTTTGAACTAATTGCAATTAAATCATTGATTCCACCCAGCCCTCCACCGATTTGCCCGCCAACAAATTTGAATAAAGGACCTAATTCCCTAATAAGATTAGCCAACTCTCTAAACGACTTAGCCATCTCCGGAATAATGTCTTGCGTAAGAGCAACCTTTACGTCTTCAGACGCATTTTGAAAATCTTTGATAGCAGCAGCAGGGCCTTTCAGCGCCTCTTCAAGTTGGCCAGCACCTTCACGTTCAACTCGCTGCAGTGCTGCAATAACAATTTGACTCGAAATCTGACCTTCCTCACCAAACTTTTTAAGGGCGCCAACAGTCGTGCCCATCTCTGTTGCGATTGCCTGGGCGATCAAAGGAGCTTGTTCAAGAATTGAATTCAGTTCTTGACCTCTTAAAACGCCACTACCAAGAGCTTGACTCAACTGCAAGAATGCACCTGCCGACTCAGATGCAGTAGCTCCTGCAAGGATCGTCGCAGTATTAAAACCCGCGAATGCGGTCTCAATCGTCTCCATAGACATGCCCATGGGCCGCAATCGTGCAATCAATCGCGACAACTGAACATTGGCTTCAGTTTGGCTCAAATTGAACTTATCAGCCGCACGCCTTGCAGCCTCTTGCGCCTGCTCTGTCTCTCCAAAAGCTTGCGTCAACAATCGCAATCGACGCTCAGATTCGTCGCGAGCGATCCCGGCTTGAGCCGCATTAACTGCAGCAAAACCAATGGAGACCCTTCTCAGTACAGAGCCCAAGCCTCCAAAGCTGTTATTTAGTTGCCTCGTCTTTGAATTTAGTTGTTCAATTCTTATTGAACTTTTGCCAGCAAACTGCTCAATAGACCTCAAAGAGTCTTTAGCCGCAGGATTTATTTTTTTTACTTCAGCATGAAGTTTGGCCATGTCGGCCTGTAACCGCTTGGCAGCAGCTGCGGCTTGGCTCGTTTGGAACTCAATCCCTACGCGAACGACCATAACGGCGCACCTGTTCCTTTGACTTTAGCGCCTACGCCTAGCCTTTTTCACCTGCGCCTCTTGCTCCTCATTCAGCAAACCAAAATACGCTGACCATATAAACAGCTCTTCTAGGGTCACTTCATTGCAGAGCCGGGTCAACGTGTAACCAAGCTCTTTTGCTACGCCAAGCTGCAATCGCAGAAAATTATCTTTTTTCAGCTCGGCCTTTAGTCTTTTGGGTCGATCTCTTCCGGCTCGTCTTCTTGGATCACAGCCAGCATCAGCTGTTGCAAGTCAGAGTCGCGCACATCGTTTTTGAACTCTGCCGCTTGCCCAAGGCTGAACAGCTTGTTGCCGTTTTCGTCCAGTGCCTTCATCAAGAACAGCTGCAGCGCAAACGTTCCGTCATCGCCTTTCGATGCTTTTTGCGCACGCTCACGTTCGGCCATTGTCAATGGCGTACGCCAAAACTCAAATTCAGAACCATCGTTGAGGGTGACAACTTTTCGGACCGGCTGCAGATTGGCTGCTTTTTTCAGCCGTTCGAGAGCACTAGGCACAAAAAACCTCTTATTTGTGAACAGCTTACACACAAAAAAGCCCCCAACACAAGTCGGGGGCCGAACAATGTTCTTGTTTTATCAAGAACGATCAAAGTCGAAAGTAGGCGCCTCGGTAGGACGGAAACTGATTTCAACAGCTTGTGCATCATCAGGCGTGACCGAGAATGATGCAGAGTTGATCACAGCAGGAATCTCGATTGAGGTGCTTGCAGTGTCATCAGGCGAGCCAGAAGACAGCACCAGATCGGTGTAAAGCTTGAAGGTTGCGCCAGCTTGCTTGCGCTGGATCACGTCTTCAATCAAACGGCTAGCAATCGTGGTGTCGTCATCGGTGAAGTACACCGTTGCAGAACCAGAGCCGTCAGCAAAGCCGGTGATGAAGGTGCGGAAAGGAGCGTTCTGAGCAAGAGTGCCGCCAATAGTGGTGGTATCCAGCTCTTCGCGAGTCACCTCAAACGACCATTCACGGCAATCTCCGACTGACTGAAATTCAGCAAAGTCAATCGTGAAAGGCGTAGTGCCGTCAGTACCGTCACTAGACAGAGCTAACTCACTGCCGCCAGAGGTTGCGGCAAACGTGGCGATGCCTGTTGCTGCCGCGTAAGTGCGGATGAAAACATCGGTGCTAGCACTGAGACCACCAGGCAACGTTCCGCCGGTGCCAGTGCCAAAAGACACCTTGTCGTTGACCTGAAAATTCAGGTAGGTGCCAACATTGATGTTGTTACTGCCACTGGTCACGTTCGCTGCTTTGAACGTAGACTTGGTGCCAGCAGGCTTGTAATAGAGAGCGCCGGACGTACCGGACAAGACAGTAGCCATGACTTTGTGCGGTAGTGGCTTTTTTCGAGTCTAGCTTAGGTAAGCGTCGAAGCTCACGCTAACCTGCACCTGGAAAAAGGAGTCTGAAAGCCCAGATGCGATCTGACTAGGGCCAGATGCAGCATCGAAGATCACGTCACTAACTGTTTTTCTGTCGAACAAGTCTTTGATTCGTTCCGCGATTGTGTAAGCAGCAGCCGCACCAGTACCCACATCAGCAAAGATGTTCACAGTTAAAACACCAGACTGACGATTTCTACCGGTGGTCGGTGCCAGCAAAGTGACATAGGTGTTGTCCCCGAACTCAATGTCAACGCTTAGCCAAGGGGCGTCCGTAGGCGGCGTAAAAGCCGTGTTCGGATACGCAACCTGATAGGCCGGAGAGTTCGCCATCTCAGTGCCAATACGGCCCTCGATTACGGCACGGACGTCGTTGTAGGTGCTGGTCATACAAAGATCCTTCTGTCTTTAATAAAGTTTTCTACATCTTTAGCGACAATCTTCTCGTGATAATTCTGGACAATCGGTTTTTTAGACCGCCATCTACCACCCCACGAAGGCGGCAAATCCTCGCCAGTAATCACCGGCACTACATAAGGAACATTGTTGTAGACGTGATAGGTCTTACCTAGCGTCTCACTCTTGTAGTTGGTTCGCTGCGGTGGCAGCACCACATTTGGATAGTTGCCTTCTGGCCTGGGCTGGCCATCTGGACGGTTTTCAGAAATTAACCAGCTAGCCTTCAATCGACCAGTGTCAAATGGGCTGCCGTCTTTGAGCTTGCTGTCTGCAAGATCAATCGCCTCACGAAGCAAAGCTTCTGTCTGTTTGGTGATCTCGTCAACAGCCTGATCCAACCGTATAACGCGAGTGCGAGCCATGCCTATGCCCTCAGAATCATTTCGTGCGTGATGGCCGTGTTGTCTTGGTCGATCGTATTGACTTGAATGATTTGGTATTCAACAGAGCTGATCACAACACGATCCTTTGTTGACGGGGCACTAGCCACGTCATCAGCGGAAATGATCAAACGCTTGTCTGTTGTCTTTACGAGGTCATCGACCTCACGTGCTGCAATGGCGTCAACCACACCCTTTATTGCCGTGTCGCTAGTCGTTTCCGTCACCGTGCCTGTCGTTGTGTTGTAAGCACCAGCACTGACAAAACGTATCGTCACATCAGCGCCAAGAGCACTGATTACATTCCCAGCAACTTTGGCCAGCGAATCAGCAAGTGCCATCAGAGGTTATAGGCAAGGCAAGCGCCACTGGTCAGCGTGATGCTGGTGATGATCCCGCAAATGTAGGTGTCAGCGACAAAGGTTTCTCCAGCCAGGCTGTTGCCGGTCACGTTCTTCACAGTGATCGCACTGATCACAGTGTCTTCCTTGAAGTAAATCTTGGAGAACCTGCCGGTATGGGCAGCAGTGTCAGAGATGAACTCGAAGCCGCCTGAAAGGTCTGCGTACATGGTCAGCTCCGTTTAATAGCGATGTTGCCTGGTCCACTAATTCTAAGACCCGTCAAGTACCTTTCAAACATCGGCGGAACGTGGTCGGCACCAACAGCGCCAGCCTTGTCGGGCGTCACGTCGATGCTGCCAATCTTGACGTTCTTGTAATCGTTCAGGCCACTCAGGCTGATGCCGTCCGTGTTGTTCTTCAGGTAAACAGCAAGCTCAATCTGCGCCCGCTTGATTTGGTCCGGGATCTCCGTATCAGTGAAGTAGTCTTCAGAGATGCGGAAAGGAAAGCCAGTGGCGTACGTGTTGACGTAGGTATCGGGTTTTCGCACGCCAGTACGCGGCCATTGCAGTGCCTGTGTATCCGTTGCGCGTGCGCCTAGAAATCGTTCACGATCCAAGCGTTGCGTCGCTGCTGCTAACGCCCGGTTGCGTGTGTCGTCAGTACCGGTGCTCCATTTATCGACATCGGTGCTGCTGATCATTGCTTCGACGTAAGCATCAGCCTGCGCCAGTGTTATGTAACTGTTGGCGCTTGCGTCGCCCGCTGTTGCGTCGATTGTTACTGCCATCGGGCGTCACAGTAGAAGTCTTGCGTTTGGGGGTAGAGGCCACCGCTTTCGCAGCAGCCTCACGTTCCCGCATTCGCTTGAAAGCGAATAGACCCATCAGGAGCTAGCGCCCTTCAGAGCCACGAAGCTCAGCACAATGGCTTCGCTAGCGGTCGAACCAACGTTCGCCACAGTGATCTTGAACGAACCAGCAGCGATGCTGTTGGCCTGAACCAGATAGCTGCCAGCAGTACCGGCAGAGCTGTGGTTGACCACCACCACGTCAGTGGCAGCGATCTTGTCGTTGTTGACTTGGAAAGTCACCTCAGCAGCGCCAGCAAGCTCAGCGCCGTTCATGGTGATCTGACCGGACGCTGTGTTGAGCGTCACGGCAGTTCCTTTGTTGGTGGCCTGGGTCACAGTGCCGCCAGTGGTCGGGCCAATCAGGGAGCCCGCTGTTGCCTCAAAAATGGATGCCATGGTTAGTTACCTCCGTCAGTCAAGTGCGCTGGTGGTGGTAATCCGCACGATGCCAATGTTGTTGGTCTCGTACACCTTGGTCCAGTTGCCCACAGTTTCCAGTTGTGCCCGGGTGGGATTGGAAACGGAAGTGGAGAACTTAGAACCGATCGGGTGATACACGTAGTGCAGATCGATCGACATGGCATCGCTCTTGGCGAGGATGTCACGGTCGGTCTCGGTTTGGAGGCCGAGTTGCTCACCGGAGCCAATAGCGCCTTGGGTGAACATGTAGCTGGCGTATTCGGTGGAAGCACCGGAACCAGCAGTTTGAACGTCAGCGGACACGATCACGCGCATTCCCATGAAGGTGGGAACAGCAACGTTGCCGAACGCATTAGCCAGTGAACCCTGAGTTGCGCCAGAGTCAGGCTGACCGTTGTTGTCGTAGATCATGTCGAGCGCACGGCGCTCTTTCAGGTCGTAGTAAACCTTGGGGTGGACGCAGATAGCAGCCAGCTTGTCGCCTTGGTCGCCCAGCAGGGACTGACCTTCAACAACCTGACGTGCAGTCAGCTGAGTCGGGGTGTCACCGGTTTCGCCGTCAACGGCCAGACCTGCATAAGCAGCAGAGCTGGTGTCGCCCACAGAACCAAACACACCGGCCAGGCAGGACAGAAGATCCTTCTGACGCTGGTTGGCGATGTAGTCAGCAATCTTGTTGCCGATCGCAGCCATCGGGTCGGAACCAGCAGCCAAAGCGGCCAGGTCACGGGACTCGAAAGCTCGGCCACGATGCAGAACAGCAGCAACCTGCTTGTCTGCTTCGATCTTGCCGGGAGTCAGCGAAGAGCTATCTGTCAGACGCTCAAAATCGCCTGACAGGTTGGCCTTATAAAAAGGCACTTGAACGAAGTCACCACCATCTTCCGATGCATTCAGCTCCGCCATGGGCTGCACCACACCGCTAGCCAGGAAGGCATCACGCTGAGTGGTTTGCTCAATGACGTAAGGCGTAAATACCTCGGGGATGATGATGTCAGAGCGAAGAGTCGCCATGACAGATCCTCAAAAAAGATGTTTACGGTGTGGGCGTAACCCGTGCGGCTCTGCGTAGCTTTGCCTTAGTCAACATATTAACGGTTAGCAGCAGCTTTCAACCTCTCATACATATCCCGGTCCGTCCGATACAGGCGGGACTGCTCAGTGAGGTTGTAGGACTCTTTAGAGAAAGGATTCTTTCCGGGTGGCACATCGCTGCCCATGTTGCGCCCAGCTGGTGCTCCGCTGCCTTGTGGCTTTGGTGCTTTTTGCATATAGCTCGGCAATGACTTTGCCCATTCCCCAATCGGCTTGCGCTCATAGCCATTGACGACAACAACAGTGCCATCAGCCTCGCGCTCGATCTGGTCCGGTTTTAGCAGGTCCGCCTTGAATACGATGCTCGGATCATGCACAACATCGGCCAATGCTGTGTTCG